GGTCTGCACCATTTGTAGTATTAGGATACATAGCAACTGCTGGAACCCAAATAGTTTCTGTACCAGCAACTTTAACTGCTGAACCACCTGCTTGAACTACACCATTTCCGTTTGGTGCAATATTAATATTACCATCTGCTCCGTCTGTAATTGTTATTGTACCTGAATTAGTTCCTGAGTTTGTATCTAAAATAAGATCATGTGCACCACTTGTTGTTAAAGTTGCAGCTGCTGCTCCTGTTCCAATTCTAGTTTCTCCAGAACCTTTTGGTTTAATATGTACATCAACATTAGTTTCTCCACTCGCACCAAGGATTGGTGGGTTTCCTGTTGCAGCATTAGTTACTTCTAACTCATTTACTGCTGAAGATGTTGTTTGAAAAATAATTTGTTCGTTTCCATTTGCATCTGCGATAAAACCTGCATCTGCAATTTTTGGAGCTGTTAAAGTTTTGTTTGTTAAAGTGTCAGTAGATGAAGCAGTTAAAAATCCACAATCATCAATATCTGGATTTGTTGAATCATTAGCAGTAGCATAAACTAATTTTACTACACCTGGAGCAAGAGTTATACTATCTCCACCGCCTGAAACATATTTAAATACTACGTTTTGTGATCCACTTGTTGAATTTTTTAGTACGTAAAATTGTTGAACATCTAAAGGAATTGTAACGTTTCTTGATGCTGTTAGAGAGCCAGTAAACTCAATAATTCTATGCGCAAGAGTTGCACCTGTTCCACCATCTGTTACAGATAATGTTGTATCTCCTGAATCTGATACAGCTTGTGTAGTAAAACCACCACTAATTTGTTCAACTAATTGTAAATTTGTATTTGTCTTCGTACCCCATGTACCGGCATTTTCTCCGGTTGCTTGAAGTTCTACCCCTAAAGGTGAAAATGTTGATGCCATGTTTTTTTTCTCCTATGCTACGTCACTATATGTTGTATTCGATCCTGTGTCAATAGCTTGATATGCTTGAATTCCAAACCCTGTAGAAACACCAAATCCTGCCACAGAAGCGGTCGAAGATACTCCTGTTAATCCCATTACATCTGCAGGTGTTAATGCCCCTGTAGATAATGTACCACTTAAACCACTAAAGCTTACGATTGAATCACCAGGTAAAGATAGTGATCCTACAGCTGATGTAGCTCCAACACCTGTTGTTGGTACAAATTCTACAATACCTGCTATTAGATCACCAAGTTCTGGAGTCGCTGCAATACCTGTTGGACTTATTACAGAAGTTAAATCAAACGTTGTAGAACCAACTGAAAAAGTTCCTGATTGACCAGATAAACCAACTAACATCTGAGATAAAGATGTTGATCCTACAGATGATGTTGCTCCAACTCCAACAACTTGTTCTGGTATATCAAACTGAGGAGGAACAGCTGAAGTTATTTGTACACCTGTTAATCCCATTACATCTGCAGGATTAATGGTAAACATACCCCAACCATTATCGCCATAAGATGCATTACTCCAACCACTAGGGCCTGAAGTTGATGTAATTTCTTGTCCATCTAATACTTGAATTACACCATTGAAACCCCAACCTTCAAAGCCCCAAGTATCACCACCCCAACCTGACTCTGGAAATGCTGCGAGTTCTCCAAGAGAAGTAGTTATTTCTTGACCAGTAGGAAATATAATTGAACCATTGAAACCCCAAGATTCAAAGTTCCAAGTATCTCTACCCCAACCTGATTCTGGAAAGGGATCAACTTGTCCTAAAGAAGATGTTATTGACAATCCATTTACAGATACAACAGGACTAAAACTATCTCCGTATGGCTCTAATGACCAACCATCTCTACCCCAACCTTGCTCTGGAAAAGATATTAACTCACCTAATCCTGTTGTAATTGATTGACCTGATAAAATTACTATTTCTTCACTAGTATCTCCCCAGGCTCCACCAAGATCCCAGGAATCTGCACCCCAACCACTTGATATAACTAATTCATCACTTCTACCCCAACGATTTGTACTCCAACCCAAAGCTCCCCATGTGTCTGCAGATGGAGTGTTCGCAGTCCAACCCATGTTAGAATGATTTGAACAATAATAATATAAAGTTGGTGCATCAGTTGCTACTACAATTTGTGTATATGCTCCAGGATTACCTGGCGTTCCGTTTGTTGTTACGCCAACCGTATACTCGCTGCCTCCGCTGTGTGTTCCGTTTGCGGTTGTAGAAAATCTTAATGGGTGGTTTAAATTAGAAGAGTCTGATTGATCAAAACGATATGTTCCCGTTTCAGCAATATATAAAGTTACATCTGCTGTGGCTGTTGAACCATCAATAGCGTATTTATTACTTGAACCAACGTTATGATACGGGTGATTTGAAGGGTTGCCTCCAACCACCGTTACCGTGTATGTTCTAGTAACGGACATCCGTCGTTACCTCTTATGCTAGTCTAATGATAGCGTTCGATGCGTCTGCTGCAGGGAATTGAATTGTAAAAGTTCCACTAGATACGGTTTTATCTCCACCGAATGCAATCACTGCACACGCAGGATTACCAGATGCAGAACTATTATATATGATAGCTCCATTTGCTGTGAAAGAAGCACTTGTGAAACTTACATCATTAAAATCACAAACTGCAGTTGTGCTGTCTGCAACAGGAGTTACACTCGTAAGTGTTGCTCCTCCAGAACTATAAGCAGATCCAGATGTATTTGTTATTTCGTTTGATGTTGTGAAAGCTGTTGTTGAAGCTCCTAACGATGCTGAACTTGTGTATAAAGCAATCTTAAATGTATTACCACTTGATGCTGTAAAATTGTGAACTCCTTTTAAAAGTTCTACTTTAAAACTTGTGCAAACTGCAGATGTTATAGCCATAATTTAATCTCCTACGGGTTTGCTGAGGTTACCGGTATACGAATAGCACCATTAGTATAATCGTCTCTTCGTCTTCTACCAACTTGCTCATTAGCAAACTTCTGTACTTCTTGTTTATACTTATTTTCGTATAGTGTCAACATATCTATTGGGCCTTTTAAAAATCCATATGCCTCTGCTAAACAGCAATATAATAGACCATTTGGAAAGTTTAAACTAATATAATTTGTTCCATCTGCCCCCTCTAATAATGCTGGTGCAGCGTTAAAATGCACCCTAAATTTGTACGTTGTATCAGGAACAGGAGCAAACATCATTCTTCCAGAAGTGGTATCAGATTCTCCTGTAGCACCACCAAACATGGCATAATATTTAGGTTGACCTCTTTTAGCTGATGCTGTTGACGATACATATTCTTGTAAATAAGTTACATCTTTTTTTTCTAGCCATACGTTAGGACCTGTAATTTCTGAAGTAGAATCGTAAACTTGTATACCTCTTATAAATACACATCCTGCAGGAGCATTAATTGTCTCTTGACCTGTAATTAAATTACCAGATTGTTGTTTTCTATCTGCATCAATAGGCACCTCTCTAAAAATTCTATATTGTGCATTTAAAATAATATTTTCTAAAACAGCATCTGTTAAAACATTAGAGTCTGTTTCAGTGTAACTTCTTATTTGTGTTTTTAATCCTGATGTGCTTAATCCTGCCATTATGCTACTATGGTGACTGGTCCAGCGGACGCAAGGCCACCTCCTCCTGTTTCAGTTATACTAGATGTTGTAGATGTTGCAAAGGTATAATTATCATCATCTACTTTTGTAATTACATATCCAGATGAGTCATTTATTGTTGCTGCAGCTACTCCACCAACAGCTTCTGCATCTCTAAATCTAACTCTATCACTTGTTGATCTACCATGATCTGGTTCATTTACAGATATAGTTGTAGATCCATTTGTTGTTGTAAAAGCATTTAATGGTAATATTTTTGGAACCGCAGTTTCTATTCTATCAGGTCTTACGTGTCTTAAAGATATAGAATCTCCATTCATAGGTTTTGGTTCTAATTGTGGTTGCTTTGGCTCAAACTCAGACACATGCACGAATGATCCATTCCATTCTCTAACCATTTCTTTATATGGAAATTCCATACCAGATCTATCTGATATTGCTTTTGCATATTTACCTGTTGCGTATTTTGCCATTATTTTTTACTTTTTTTCTTTTTCTTTTGTTTTTTCTTTTTAGCACCACCAGGTCCTAGAGGTTTGTCTACTCTACCACCTTTAGCCATATCTTTTTCTCCAAGTATTCTTCTAGCTTCTTCAATTGCCTCTTGTTGAGAAAAACCTCTTTCTCTAAGTTCTGATACAAGTTCCATAAATCTTTTTTCGTCCATAATTATGCTCCTGGGTAATATGCTTTTGGTGTTATGTGTGTGCTAGAAGCAGAACCATCTTCTGCTAATGCTCTTGCAAATTCATCTTCATAAACTAATTTCATACCTTGCATTAATTGTGGTGCGTATTTCATAGATAAATAATATGCTAGACCTGAAACCATGCATGGTACAAATCTAAATGGCACGTCTGCTGCATTTGTATAGTCTCCAATATCTTGAATTCTTTTTATAAAATAAAAATGCATATCTTTAGATGCATTTGTAGAATCTGGTGTAGGATAGATATGTATTCTTACTTTATCAATAAATCTTTCTACCCAATATTGATTAGGCGTACCTTTAGATAATTTGTTTGAGAATCCTGCATATGTAGATCTATCTACTTTAGTCATCGGACTATCTGATTGTGTTGTTTGAGTTCTATTGGATCTTAATTGTGCTTCAAGGACATCGGACATACCTGTAATACCATTAGTTGGTGTTGTAGTTGCACTTGTGCCATCAGCCGTAGATCTAAAAAAATCATAGTCTGATTGTCCTTCAATTAAATCTAAATTAGTTTCGTCTATTTCCCAATAGTGAATACCTCTATTGCCCCATTCTTGAAGCAATACATTAAGAGATCTTCTTGCAGATTTAAGTTGATAGCCTGCTACAGAATTTAATCCTATACGTTCAAAAGCATCTTCTATTATTTCTTCAATAGAAAAAGTTTTGTCGAACGTTGCTGTTCCTGAAGTAGTGTTAGCCATTTAAACTCCTAGCCAGTATAACCAATAGTAACAGAATCTGTAGTAGTTAAATCTAAATACACTCCTGTTTCAAATCTAATACCATTTCCTGGAACATAGATATCTAAACCTTCACTACTAAATTTAGCTTGAAATTGTAAAGAACCACCTGTCCCTGTTCCATCGTGTAATTTAACTAAGCAATTAGTTCCACCATGAGCTTGTATGTATGTAACTCTACAAGGCCCAATGTTAGTAGAACCACCTGTAATAGTTTTAAAATTACCATCTGCTGTCAGTGTACTAAACTTCTGATCTGAACTCATATTTGTTTCTCCTTAAAATTTAAGCATGGGGCCGAAGCCCCACACTAAATTAATTATTAACTTACTGCTGCACTAAAAGGTGTAGCTAAGTTACTAGTTCCACCAGATGTAACTTGTACGCCCCATCTGTTTGCACCAATAGCTTTGCAAGTTATGATTGATCCAGCTAATCCTCCAGTTGTAGTACCATTTAAAGTAATAGTATCTGAAGCAGCTGCAGTCATAAAACCTTCAGCATTATCATTTGTATCCGTATCAACAATGATTGCATTACCAGTCATTGTATCACTAGCGTTAGCAACTTGTAAAACAAAGTCACCAGTTTTAGTTGTTCCAATGTATATCTCAAAAGAAGCACCTAAATTGTTTGCTGAGTTCGGATCATTACCTGGACCTGCAACACCTGAATCAGATGATGAGTTAATCGCAGGTAAAGTCAAAGTAGCTGCACCAGCAACGTTGTGATACAACATTCTACCAGCGTGTGTATCAACGGTCAAAGAAGTTGCACCTGCTCCGATACTTACAGAGTTTCCAGTTCCAACACCTTGAAAACCATTAATTGATTTTACTGGTCCTTGAAATGTAGTTTTTGCCATAATTATATCCTCCTAGTTTCCGAACATAGTCTCTAGGCCGTCGACTATACGCGTCTATGTTCTAATTTAATTGTATAGTGATTAACTTATATACTAGATTTAGATAGAGTGCACCC